CGTCGACCGCAACACCAGAGAAAACCGCCGCAGCACCGGCACCTGACCAGGAGAAGCAGAATGAAACCAGCTTGCATAGTGAAGGACCGTACCGGGGTTTATTTCTCGGTGCCCAAAGAGATCGTCAGGACCGTCAACGGGTATGACGCTTTCAATGTGTCGTCTGACGTTGTGATGCACCATATGGACGACCTGAACAGACTCGACGCCGGTGGTCATAAGGTCAATGCCATCATCTGCGCTGACGGGGAAGCCCCGAAAGTTCGGCAGGTGAATTCGTTCATCATCGAGGTCGGCGGCGATGCCCTGATCCTCCTGGAGCACTAGCCTGTTGCTCGCAAACAGGTATTAATCCCCCTATCCCCATTGTGCCCCGGTCCCTGCCGTGGTATAATGGGGGTGCTCGATGACGAGGCGAATTAACATCAATCACTCACAGGAGAATTAAATGGAAAACACGCAACCGGCCACGAAGGCCAAAATCCGCCCAAATATCGCGAACATGATCAAGACCCCCGGCGGCAGCTTTCACAAGGACGACGCCATCGGCAACGCTCTCGCTGGCCTGACGCTCGAACAGGTGAAGCACATCGCCGCTGAAACCGGCATCGACGTCGGCAAGTACGCGCACCTGAACAATGGTCAGCAGCGCATGACGATCGGCGGCATCCTTCGCAAGTTGGTCAAGGTGCCGGAAATCGCCGAAGGCGTCGAGGCGACCGACAAGCAGAAGGAAGCCCTCGAGACCGCCCTGGCGGTGCTGTCGCAGATCAACACTCTCGCCGTTGATTTCCGCTACGCCAACAAGATGGCAGCCGATCTCGCCGCTGCCGAGAAAGCCACAGTCAAGGCCGAGAAGGACGCCGCCAAGGCTGCCAAGCTCGTGAAGGTCGAGAAGACGCCGGACATCGGCGACGACACCGATTCCGAGGGCGGCACCCTGGATTAAATCCCCCGGCTGGCGACCGTCATAGCGCCACCTCCTCCCCCGTTTGCCGGTATCGTATAACCGGCCCTTCTTTTGGGGAAAAGAATGAAAGCATCAGTTGAAAACGGGAAGATAGTGTTTCGTCTTCCGTTCTTTGAGAATCACATCGCGAAATCAGCGGGAGCCCGCTGGAACGCGCCAAGCAAGACCTGGATAGCTCCCCTGAATGAGCTAGTGGCCTCTCATGTGGTGAATTGCCTGCCCCCGGACATGGTGTCGGAGGAGATACACAGGCTTTGCAGACCATCAGTATTCGTCCCCCCATTGTCCTGCGACCCGTCCTCTGTCCTGAAAGACGTGCGCCTTCTGCCCCGCCAACTGAAGGGGGTAACAAAGGCATGGCCGCTACCGGGGTTCGCCCTGTTTTGGGTGATGGGGGCTGGGAAAACGCTCTCATCTATCGCCCTGGCTGGCCTGAGGCGCAAACATGAGTTGATACAGAAGCTCCTGGTCATCTGCCCCACATCAATCAAGGGGGTGTGGGCCAAGGAATTCAACAGGTACGCCGGTTTCCCCCATACTTTGCACGTGCATGAATCTGGCAAACCCATGCTAAGAGGGTTGGAGAGCAGCCCATTCCCAGTGCTGGTGGTGGGGATCGAGGCGATGTCCGTTAAAAGCGGGCCAGAGATATGCAAAGAGTTTCTGTCCGGCGGGGTGTCCATGACCATCCTGGACGAGAGCAGCCGAATAAAGCATCACAACACCAAAAGAACAGAGAATGTCCTGGAACTGTACCAAGAGTCGCAATACAGGCTAGCCCTGACCGGGACCAACATAACCCAGGGGCTGCAGGACCTATACACGCAGATGCAGTTCGTGGAGCCCAGGGCAATAGGAGAAATCTCGTACTACTCGTTCAAGAACAAATATTGTGTAATGGGGGGACACGAGGGCAAAAAGATCATCGGGTACACCAAGACCGATATTCTGATGAATAAAGTCAGGCCGTATTGCGACGTCATCCGAAAGTCTGACATGAAGGACTTGCCCTTGAAGTCGTACCAAATAAGAGAAGTTCAGGCCAGCAGAGAACAGAAGGAAATCTGCAAGAATTTGAGGAACCACCTCAGGCTTGTGATAGAAGATAAGAACAATAAGATGAAGAATGTTTTGGAGGCGATGCTGAGAGCCCAGCAGGTGGCCGGGGGATTCGATGACGAGGGCAACCCCCTGAGCAGTAACCCAAAGATGAAAGAGCTTCTGGAGCTTCTTGAAGACTTCGACGGGAAAGCGGTAATATGGGCCAGATTCTTGCCGGAAATAGAAGCGATCAGGGCGGCTTTGAACGCCGAGTACCCTGGCTCCGTCATGGTGATGACCGGCAACACCCCACAAGAAGCACGGCAGTCGATGGTGGACATTTTCCAAAAAAGCAGTGTCCTGCGATTCTTCGTGTCCAATCACTCTGTCGGCGGTGCTGGAATAACCCTCACATCAGCAACCCTGGCCGTCTATTACAGTAATACCTTCAACCTGGAGGATCGACTCCAATCAGAAGACAGGATTCACCGGATTGGGCAGGTGCACCCGTGTATGTATGTGGATATATCCAGCGATCTGGCCGTCGACAAATCCTTGATCGAATCCATCGCCAGAAAATCATCGTTGGCTAACTTCGTGTCCCATTCACTGTCCCAGGGCGGGTCAATAGATTCACTACTGTAGTTGAGACTATACACGAGCCCTGATCTGTGGTATACTAGAGATTCGGACACACACTGGAGACGACATGACGCGACGATGCAAATGCGAACACTGGCAGGACTGCCCTACGTGCGCGCCGCAAAGGTTCGACGCCGACGGGAAGCGCAAGCCACCCGAGCCGACACCCCTGCAAGCCTGCCGCGCCGAGCTTGAAACGATGCGCGAGGCACTGGCGCTGCATGAGGTCGGAAGTGCATACGCGCACAGGTTGGCCGTGATGCTGGAGTGTGCGCTGTTGGACCCGACCGGCACATGGAACGAAGCGCACGCGCTGCTGGACGAGTACCGCGCAGCGTGCCGCGCCGCAGCACCGATGCAGGAACCGCCGACGTTCATGGGCGTTACGGCGCCCGAGGAGACCGACGTGAACAGGATTGCGATAGCCGAAGCGGGTGTGCGCCGATGCTTTGCGAGGAGGCATGAAGGGCGATATGCGTTTATGCCGTATGAGGACGCCGTGAGGCATTGCCGAAAGTGGATTGCTGCTTTGCGTGACATGAGGATGGAAAAATGAAAATCGACGGGTATGACGCGCTCGACAGCGCATGCAAGAAACGGTGGTGCTGGAGCCCCGGCAACTACCAGCACCGTGGTGCCTGCGGATCGGGCGGCAGCCGTAACACCGGCATGACGACGCGCTGCTGTCTGGAACGGGCATATCGCGGCTGCCCCGATCCTGTGCCGGAACCTGGAGCGCCGGCACCGTGGGATGAAGTAACGCCCAACGCCGAAGTAACCGGTGCCCCGCACCACGAAACGAACAAGGAGTGATGAAGATGGAGAACGCACAAACCGAAAACAGCGCCGCTTGCGGGGCGTCCGCGTTGACTGACGTGTTAGAGCGCATGCGTGCCAGGGCAGACAACGCCTATTGCGACTACATCGGCCAGCTACGGCGCGACGAGTGCCTTGGATGGGAAATCAAGGTCGAGCGGCAGAAGTTTGGCGAGGCCGAACTGAAGGCGCACTGTGCGGCGGCCGAGAATCTCGGAAGGCATCGGGCGCTCCATGAGGCGGCAAAGATGCTGGAAGAGGCTTTGCGCTCTAACGTAAAGCTAAACGGCGGACCGCCAGGGCCGTCCGTTTGAGCGACCTGTTAGGCCTTGGTTGATAAACGAAAGGACCGTGATGGACCACGAAAAAGATGACAGCGACCGCCTGAAGCCATGCCCATTCTGCGGCGGCGCCGCGGAAATGGACGTGGTGAGAAGCGAAGCCGGCGATGACCCCAACGAGGGCGGCTACTTTGTTGCATGCCTGGCCTGCGATTGCAGCACCGGCTTGCGCTTTGCCTGCGGAGAAGACCCGCGCCCGCTGCTGATTGAGACGTGGAACCGGCGCACCGTGCAAGAGCACGGGAGGCCGGAAGTGTGGCCCCTGAAGGCCTAACGGAAATGTTGGCATCACTGGAGACGACATGAACGCAGACAACAGACTTCTGGCATTGGCCATCAAGATGAAGGCGATTCAGGCCAGAATGGACGAAATGGATGTCGAGTGGAAGGCTCTTACCAAAGAACTCGACGATATCAGACTGAAGCAAATTCCTGACTTGATGAGCGAGGAGGGGATCAGGACCGTCACGTTTGACGGTATTGGGCGGGTCCAGTTGGCAGCGGACCTTTACGTTAGCATCATCGGCAATAAGGAGGAAACCTACGATTGGATGAAGGATAACGGATACGACGGCGTGGTCGTCGAGTACGTTCATCCCTCGACCCTGAAGGCCCTGGTCAAGGAAGGCCTGAAGGCCGGGAGAGAGTTCCCGGAAGACAAATTCAAAATCAGCCCATTTACTCGGGCGTCCATTGTGAAAAGGTGATCAGATGAAAAACGAACAGAAGAACGGAACGAGCGTAGTGACCCCATTGTCCGGAGTCTCGGACGATCGGCCCGATTGGCTGAAGAAGGGATCGGCTGGCTCCGAAGATGTGGGTGTAAAGGACATGATCCTGCCCCGCGTAGATTTGCTGCAGGCCCTGTCCCCCCAGATCAAGAAAACCGATCCGTCTTATATCCCCGGTGCCGAGCAGGGAATTCTGTACAACACGGTGACCAGCGAACTGTACGGGTCATCGGTGAATTTCGTGCCGGTTATGTTTCGCAAGGAGTTCATTCTGTGGAAGAAGCGCAGTGCCGGTGGCGGGTTCTTCGGTGCATTCCCAACGGAAGCCGAGGCGAACGCTGCCCATTGTGCCGTGGCCGATCCATCAGCACATGAGGTGGTCGAGTGTCACCAGCATTTCGTTATCCTCCTGACGGATGCCGGCCACCGGCAGGCCGTGTTCTCGATGACCAAGAGCAAGCTCAAGGCGTCTCGCACCCTGAACACGATGGTCCAGATGGCGGAGGTTGATCGGTTTGCTCGAGCGTACCGGGCGTCGGCCATCGAGGCCAAGT